TTTAGAGATCAACTAAATCCAACATTCTGGGATGGGTATGATCTGAAGGCAAATATCAGATCTGCCCTTCTTAGATTTGCTGATGCTTTTGCAGAGTATGTTGAACTTGATAGCAAAGCAATCAAAGATGTGTTGATGCTTGGTGGCAATGCTGGATACAACTATACATCATATTCTGATATTGATGTTCATTTGGTTGTTGATCCAAAGTATCTTCCACAATGTGATCCTGAATTGTTGGACGATTACTTTAAAGACAAAAAAACTTTGTGGTCATTAACGCATGACGTAAAAGTTTACGGTGCAGATGTAGAACCATATCTAGAAAAACCAGGAGTTACTAGAAGAAAAAGTCAGGGAGTTTATAGTATATTAAAAAATAAATGGGTTCAACAACCACAAAAGTTTGAGGGTGAACTTGATGAGGCTGAGTTGGAGAAGAAAGCAAACAATATAAAAAATAAAATTGATACTCTGATCCAAGGTAATAATGAAACTGGACTTCGTGCAGTCTTAAAAAAATTGAATAGTGCAAGAAATTCTTCTCTTGATAAGTATGGAGAATATGGATTTGAAAATCTTGTATTTAAAGAATTGCGCAACAGTGGATATGTTGACAAAGTACGTAAGGCAGTGGTAGAATTGAAGGCACAGAAGCTGTCTTTACCATGATTAAGGTTTTATTATTGAAAACTAATATTATTCTTGTTAGTAGAATTGAAGAAGTGCCATCTGAACTTGGTGAACCCGATTGTAAACTTACGCAACCTTTTATAATTTCTGAAGTTGGATTAATTCCATGGATGAATGAATTTACCAACCAAACTGAAATGATGATCCACTCAGATAGTATCTTGACTATTGTGGACGCTAACAAAGATTATTTGGATAAGTATCAATCGTTGACTGCTGAATGAGGTATTATACAAACGTTCAAATGGTAGGGAACGAGTTTCTCGTTCGCGGATTTGAGGATGGTAAAAGTTTTATTGCTAGAGAAAAGTTTGAACCAACCCTGTTTGTTCCTAGCAAAAAGAAAACAAAGTATAAAACTTTAGAAGGAAATTACGTACAATCCATTCAACCTGGTAGTGTAAGGGATTGTCGTGAATTTATCAAGACGCATGACAATGTAGAAGGATTTGAGATCTACGGCAACACACGTTACATTTATCAGTACATCTCAGAAAAATATCCTGAAGATCATATTGAGTTTGATCTCAAGAAGATGAAACTTGTGACGATTGATATTGAGGTTGCATCAGAGCGAGGATTTCCAACAGTCGCTAACTGTGATGAGGAAATGCTTTGCATTACTCTACAAAACTATTCTAACAAAAGGATTATTACATTTGGACAGGGATCATTCAACAATAATGATCCTGAAGTTTTATATGTCGAATGTAAAGATGAGTACGATCTTCTCAATCGATTTTTAGATTATTGGCAAACAAATACTCCAGAAGTAATTACTGGATGGAACTGTACACTCTACGATATTCCTTACGTAGCAAAGCGTATCGGTAAAATTCTTGGAGAAAAAGCAGTCAAAAGATTGTCTCCATGGGGTCTTGTTACAAACGAAGAGATTAATGTTAACCATCGCCCGCATGTTGTCTATGATATTGGTGGCATCACTGTTCTTGATTACTTAGATCTTTACAAGAAGTTTACTTACAAAGCACAAGAAAGTTATCGTCTTGATTATATTGGTGAAGTAGAACTTGGTAAAAAGAAACTAGATCACTCTGAGTTTGATACTTTCAAAGAGTTTTATACGAAGAATTGGCAGAAGTTTGTAGAGTACAACATCCAAGACGTGCGGTTGGTTGACGCACTTGAGGAGAAGATGAAACTTGTTGAACTAGCAGTTACTATGGCATTTGATGCAAAGGTAAACTTTAACGATGTTTTTTATCAGGTTCGCATGTGGGATATGATTATCTACAATGAACTAAAGAAAAAAAATATTGTCATTCCACCGAAAAAAGATGAAAATAAAAATGAAAAGTATGCTGGTGCATATGTAAAAGAACCAACTCCAGGAGTGTATGATTGGGTTGTAAGTTTTGACTTGAATAGTCTATATCCTCACTTGATTATGCAATACAACATTTCCCCAGAAACACTTCTTGACGAAAAATTTCCTGGTGTAAATGTTGATAAACTTCTAAAGAAAGAAGTTGATCTTAGTTCTCTTGAGGATGTAACTGTATGTCCTAACGGAGCACAGTTTACAACCAAGAAACGTGGGTTCCTTCCAGTATTGATGGAGAGAATTTATAATGAACGTGTGATCTTCAAAAAGAAAATGTTGGAGGCAAAGAAAGAGTATGAAAAGAAGAAAACTAAGGCACTGGAACGGGAGATTGCAAGATGCAACAACATCCAGATGGCAAAAAAAATCCAACTTAATAGTGCCTATGGTGCTATCGGCAATAACTATTTTCGTTATTATAAGTTGGACAATGCTGAAGCAATTACTCTCGGGGGTCAGCTCAGTATACGATGGATCGAAGCGAAGATGAATTCATACATAAACAATGTTCTTAAAACTAATAATGTAGATTATGTGGTTGCTTCTGATACTGATAGTATTTACCTCAACCTGGGTCCTCTGGTTGAACGTGTATACAAAGGAAGAGAGAAAACTACTGAGGACATTGTTTCGTTCCTTGACAAGATCTGTCAAATGGAATTTGAGAAGTATATTGAAAGTTCTTACAAAGAACTGGCAGAGTATGTAAATGCTTATGAACAGAAGATGTTCATGAAGCGAGAAACAATTGCTGATCGTGGTATTTGGACTGCTAAGAAGCGTTATATTTTGAATGCATGGGATGTCGAAGGTGTTCGATATAGTGAACCCAAACTCAAAATCATGGGTATCGAAGCAGTCAAGTCTTCAACTCCAGCACCTTGTCGTTCAATGATTAAGGATGCACTTAAGATCATGATGAGTGAAACTGAAGATGATGTAATTAATTTTATTGAAAAATCAAGAGCACAGTTCAAAAAACTTCCTCCATCTGAGATTGCTTTTCCACGAACAGTTTCTGATGTTGATAAGTATAAAAGTAATTTGTCAATCTATGCAAAGGGATGTCCAATCCATGCAAGAGGAGCACTTCTTTATAATCATCATATCAAAAATAAAAAACTTGGCGAAAAGTATAATGTCATCAATAATGGAGAAAAGATCAAGTTCATTCTTCTGAAGAAACCAAATCCAATTCATGAAAATGTAATTTCATTCATCAATGATTTTCCAGTAGAACTTGGTTTGCTTCCTTACGTTGACTATGATACTCAGTTTGATAAAGCATTTTTAGAACCACTGAGAGCTATTTTAGATAGTATTGGGTGGTCTGTTGAGAAGACTGCTACGCTTGCATCTTTCTTCTCCTGATGTTATAATGAAAAAAATACTTACATTATGGATTTACCAATTAACGATGAAGAATTGAGTACAATTGTAAAGTCACTTGCTTTTGGTGGTGATACTGCACTGTATGAAAAATTAAAATTGACAAAAGAATTGATGGATGAAGGACTACCATACAAAAAAGTTTTACGAGTAAGATACGGGATTGTTTGCTGATGGATTTTCTAAAAGAAATTTTAAAAGAAATTAAAGATGAATACACTAATGTTGCATCTGAAATCGATGAAACGGAAACCTACGTTGACACAGGTTCTTACATTTTTAATGCCTTGGTTAGTGGGTCTATCTTTGGTGGCGTCTCAGGAAATAAAATCACAGCAATTGCAGGAGAAACATCAACAGGTAAAACTTTCTTCAGTCTGGCTGTAGTCAAAAACTTTTTAGATAGTAATCCTGACGGATATGTATTGTATTTTGATACTGAAGCAGCAATTACCAAATCACTTCTAGAAAGTCGTGGGGTTCCTACAGATCGTTTAGTTGTTATCAATGTTGTAACAGTTGAAGATTTTCGTAACAAAGCACTTAAGGCAGTAGATATATACTTAAAGAAACCTGTAGATCAGCGCAAACCTTGTATGTTTGTGTTAGATTCACTAGGGATGCTTTCCACAGAGAAAGAAATTACTGATGTACTTAATGATAAACAAGTTCGTGATATGACAAAATCACAACTTGTCAAAGGTGCATTTAGAATGTTAACTCTAAAACTGGGACAAGCAAATATTCCACTTATCGTTACTAACCATACCTACGATGTTATTGGCTCTTACGTTCCTACAAAAGAAATGGGTGGTGGTAGTGGTCTTAAGTATGCTGCTTCTACCATCATTTATCTCAGCAAGGCAAAAGAAAAGGATGGAACAGAAGTCGTTGGAAACATTATCAAGGCAAAGACAAATAAATCGCGTCTAACTAGAGAAAATCGTCAGGTTGAAGTTCGTCTATTTTATGATGAGCGTGGACTTGACCGTTATTATGGTCTTCTCGATCTTGCTGAGAAACATAGTATCGTTAAGAAAGTTGGATCTCGATATGAAATCAACGGCACTACAGCATATGCCAAAACAATTTATGCTGAACCAGAAAAATATTTTACTGACGAACTAATGCAGTATCTTGATGCTGCTGCACGAATGGAGTTTACTTATGGCGGAGAGGGTTCCACTAACGATACTGAAGAACCTGCTAAATCGTGAGGAGTACACTCGTAAAGTATTACCCTTCATCAAAGCAGAATACTTTGAAGAACGAACTGACAAGGTAATCTTTGAAGAAATTGGTTCTTTCATTACCAAGTATGATAGTCTTCCTCTTAAAGAAGTTCTCTTTATTGAACTTGAGAAGAGGACAGACATAACTCAAGATGAGTTTAAGTTATGTGAACAACTCATTGCTACTTTAGATCCTTCTGATGTAGACTTTCAGTGGGCAATTGATACTACTGAAGAATGGTGTAAAGAACGTGCCATTTATTTGGCATTGATGGAAAGTATCAAGATTGCCGATGGTCAAGATGAAAAGAAAGGAAGAGATGCTATTCCTTCTATTTTGTCTGATGCATTGGCAGTTAGTTTTGACAATCATGTTGGTCACGATTACATAGATGATTACCAAGATCGCTACGCATATTATCATAGGGTCGAAAGTAAGATCCCCTTTGATCTTGAATACTTCAATAAGATTACTGCTGGTGGTGTCTCTAATAAAACTCTTAATATCGCACTCGCTGGCACTGGTGTTGGTAAATCTCTTTT